GCCATACGCCACCCTCATAAAACTCAAAAGCGGAAAGAGTAGTATTGTAACGAATCTGACCCGCGTTAGGGGCAATAGGTCTTTGTGACGTAGTTCCGTTCGGTACGGTAATACCGCCAGTGCCAGGAAACACCGCATCATTAGCGAATGAGATTGTAGGATTACCGCTAACACCGTTACCGCTAGCTACGCTAATTTGATTTGTAGTCCCAGCAATGCTCAGAGGACTGAGAGCGCTTCCGTTTGAAAAGATTAGCCCAGTGCCACCGAGGTTAGCGAGGGAGTAGAGAAGCCCCGTAACGGCAAGTGTAGGGTTACCACTCACACCGTTACCGTTTGTTACTGATAGACCTGCTCCGCTAGCTGAAAGCACTCGAGCAGCTACTGTGCCCGCCGCAGTTTTAGCAATTAAGCCGTAACCAGCAGTCTCAAGTGAACCCGATGTACCGTTTAGAAATAATGAATACTTACCTTGAGCACCGCTGTCAGTGATCCCAATACCAACACCCACTCCGAAATAACGACTATTAGGCAGGGTCGGCTCATTGTTTACAGTTAGGAAAGTTTGAGTTTGTGAAGGGGAAGAAACTAATTGATTGACCGTCGCTTGAACAGTCTCACCATTTTGAACAATAGGTACTAATTCGGCACCAGTGATTGCTGATGGAGCTACGGGGAGTTGGCTGATTCTGACGTTCATGGTGATAAATTGTCCAAATTTCCGTTCAAGTCATCTTCTGAAGTTTCAGGTGCAATACCGTATTCTCCAGAAGTACCTTGTGTTACATTGTTCGGTGTATTAACGACGTTAGGATCAGTCGTAATAGCGTCATTATAAACCGCGATGTCTGCATCTGGGCGCGGAAAGCGAATGGTGATACGTTCAGGTTGACGTGCAGGTAGGCGGTATGGATCAAATTGATCTGAACACCCATAAATACAAACGCGCAAAGCAGGAATATTTCCGTCTTGAACTATGTCGCTATAAGCGCGTTTCATTTTGCAACGATCACATATTGCAATTGTAAGTACGCTATTACCGAGAGTATCAAGCCATTTACCCATATATTACCGAGTATAAGGTGAAATATTAGGTGCAAAATAGATAGGAGACTTATCCCTGTTCTCGTTTTGAGCCATGAGTAAGTGCTTCTCGTACTGTTGCTCTGCGTATGTGATTCTACCTGGATCTACTTGAGGCAATTCGCACGCCATTTGATGAGCTAAACCCCATTGAATAGCTAAGTAAAAATACTGTGGAATTTCAATTTGACCACTCAAATCACCTACATCTTGAATATAACGGTTTAACCAGAGTTCAATCTGAGGTTGAATAGAATTAGGTACTGGCCACACTTCCATATTAGGCTGAGGAATTGTACGGTTAAACCAATATTGTAGGGGGCGCAAGGCTTGAAATTGACGGTTAGGTAGATTTGAATAATCATCCCTGTTCATACGCGCCATAGGGATTGCCACTGGCATTGTACCGAATTGAACTTGGTACACTCCCATGTTTACTCCGCTAATTTGTTGAATACGCCAGTACGGTAGAGTAACGGTAGCTTCTAAATCATAATAGAGCCATTGTCCTGATACCCAATTTATAGCTCCAGGAGCTTCAATAGTTTCCCATGTTGTACCGTCACTAGATGCTTGAATTTCAATAGTAACCGAACCAGTTACCGCAGGTAGAATACCAACAGTGTTGATATAAAGAGGGCTACCCGAACCGCCGTTAATACCAATTGCACCAGTATTATTAGTAAGTTGGCATACGTTTTGACCTGTACCGTCAAATGCATTACTCGTTACTCCTGAAGTGCTGTACGCGCCAGTAGTGATATTACTAGTTGTACGATAATTTGCGTTCAACACGTCAACAGTGCCGACTGGCAGGTAGTAATAAGTTTGATCAGGAATTAAACCGATGACGACTTTATTAATCGCCCAATAATTGACACCCCAGTTAGTCAAGCTAGAAAGTAAATAATAAAGACTAGTGCGAGCAGCTTGAACTTGCTCTACTGTGAGTTCTTCGGCGAGTTTACCTGCACGACGAGCGCCATGGTCAATAAGATCTTGAACTGATATAACTGTTTGGGAAACTGTTCCACTAGTACTCATTTATCACCATCCTGGACATTTCCATCGTTTTAAAGATGCTTTTGCTCTGGGCGCATCACCTTTTGACTTTTTTACTACACCTGACATGCGTGCGCAAAATGAATCTTTTCGCGCTCCACCTTCAGGTTGCGGAGCTTTTAAATGAGACCCCGTTGCCTTATTATACTTGGCTCTACCTTTAGCAGTTAATCCTGCACCTTGACTGGTAGGTAACTTTTCACCTTTCTTGATACTGAGTGAAACATCACCGCCAGATTTCTTTTTTGCAGTCTTAACTGATTCAATAAATGCCTGCTTAGTGGGTGCACCTTTAGAGCCAATACGGCGCATTTTTTCACCAGAGCCAGCTTTAATACGCTCCTGCTTAGCATGAATATTTGCGTACAAACCAGCTTTTGCCATAACTTACCAATTTTTCATTTTTCCGCCAGTCTTCTTTTTAGAAGCCTCGCGTTTTTCACTATAAGCGATCGCTACTGCTTGTTTTTGCGGCTTACCCGCCTTTATTTCAGCAGCGATATTCTTACCAAAAGCCACTTTAGATTTAGACTTAATGAGGGGCATATTAGAATCCAGGCTGGGTCAAGTTAGTATTATTTTGAATTAACTTACCAATAATGATCGCACCCGATAAAATAGCACTTGAACTAGTTGTAGCAATTTGCCATTGAATATCAGTTTTTTGTGCAAAAGGAATCGGTGCAAAATGCCTATCAATAACATAAACAGAACTAAAGCCTTGTGTTAAAAGATTCTGCTGCACGCCATTGTTGGTTTGCTGTACGTTATAGTACATACCGTTACCGCTACCTAATGTGTTGTCGCTGTTTACTTCAACAAGTTCTAAATAAAAAGTATATCCGTTTGGAACTGTATAAATACTGTTTTGATTTTTACCAACTTTAGGGTTGATTTGAGCAACAATATTGGTACTTTGTTTAAAAGTAATCGTTCCGATGTTGGTTACTTGACCTGTACCTGCTGAAACTAACGATACGCCGTTTACTCTAAAATAACTATTTACTGACGTAACCGCTGTTGTGCCGTTTAAAAACAATGTTTCTGAAATAACATTGTAACTTGCATCAAGTCCAGTAATTAAAACAGACGCTAAGGTGTTATCAGATGTAGACGTACTAACAACAGTTAATGCGGCAGCAGATGATGGGAATGTATACGCTGTAGCGTTTTCCCACATTGGAATCGGTGCGGTTGTCGGGGCATTAGACGAAGTAATCAATGCATTAAAGCCAAAAATACTTACTAAGCTATGCCCAGAAATTTGACCGCGAGAAACTTGTAAATCAAAAGGTTCGTATGCTCCACTACGCGTAACTGAAGCAACAATATTGTTACTCATATTTTATTCTCCAAATTAAAGAAAGCAGGGGCGAACCCCCGCTAATTCTTAGTAATTACACTTCTTAGCTTTACCACCAGTAGCCTTGTGAGCCTTGCCACCGTGCGCCATGTGTTCCTTGTGGGAAACATGTCCACCGTGGGCGTGGTGTTTAGCAGCATGTTCGTGCATGGATTTGTGTCCAGCATGTTCGTGCTTGCTTTTGGAGTGATGAGCAACATGTCCGCCATGCTTGTAACCTGCTGGACTTTCTTTGATTTCGCCAGTGCCTGATTTCTTTGTAGGCATTTTTGAACCATCGTTGATCTTAGAGATATACTCTTTAGCAGTAGCCAAGCCACCTTTAGCAAACTTTTTCAAATGTCCACCGCGCTTATAGCCTACTCCTTCAACACCTTCAGTTTTGGTGTGGAAAGATTTAGTCTGCTTAGCTTGATGTACTTTGTCTTTGATGTCAATCTTTGGCTTCAAAGTAGTTTTGGTTTCAAAACGATCAACAGCTGCTCCGCCATCTTTCTTATGCATCTTACCACCCATGCACATTTTGGCTTCATGCTTGTGATGTTCATGCATCTTTTTGTGATGCGCAGAACCGCCTTCTTTGTGCTTAGCAGCGTGATGCTTAGCCATTGCCTTGTGATGCTCATGTGAACCGACAGGATGACCAGATACATGATGAACCTTACCGCCTTTTTTGTATCCAGGACCTTCTACACCTTCGGTCATACGCTTAGAATCACGACGAGTAGCTTCAATCCCACCAGCTAGACCGCCCATTACGTTCGGACCAGCCTTTGGAGCGCGACCACCAGCTTTTAAACCATGATGAGCTTTAGAAGCCTTTTCATGTTCATGATGCTTGAGTTCTTTTTCAACGCGCTTGATTTCAGCTTCTTCGTTACGAATATGACCGCCTTTGGCATGCTTTTTAGCATGACCGCCGCGCTTCATACCGTCGCCAACTTCATCAACTGAAGGCTCGGTTGTGAACCTTTTTGGTTCACGGATAAATTTACTAGTTGCCATGGTGTTTTATCTCCTATTAGGCTTGGTTTACACCGAGTGCACCGAGGCGAGTAGCGTTTGGACCAACCGCGATCGCAGGTACAGCCAATGAACATACTAAACGACGAACACCGTTAGTCGCGCTTGAAGGAATGTAAGTTCCACGAACGTCACCAGTAGTCGAAGTAGCTGGGTTAGTCATATCAGCAACAGTTGCAGTTCCAGTATCTTCAGCTAATGCGCTAGCCCAACCTGCGCTGATGATGTAACCAGCGTCAGTAAAGCGGATAGGGCAGCCGAGTACATCAGTAGTACCTACTGACACAGCAACGGTAGTACCAGCGCTAACGGAAATAGAAGAAATCTGGTAGAATGCTTTTTTACCAGGAGTGGTTGTAGAAGCAACAGTGCCAGACGCGATAACTTCAGTCATAGCTTGACCATAGTAGTCATAACCAGACACTGTGAAGTTTGCACTAGCTGGGCTACCTGAACCAGTAGTTACGCTTACGGCACGTGGGCAATCCAATTGGATTAC